ATGCCGGCGCGATTGCGAAAGCCGAGTGTTGCGCCGCTCGCGGCCCGACGTCATCTGCACGATCTCGTTGCGCCGCTCCGGCCCGCCGGTCGCGCCGAACGCAACGGCAGTCGGAAAGCGTACATCGTGAAACTCGGCGAAGTCGGTCATTCGGTCACTCGTCAGAAAAGCTCAGATTTGCAGGGCGGTTTCAGCCCCCTCACCGTCACGCTTCGCGCGCCACCTCTCCCCAACTGCGTGAGGGAGAGGAGAGCAGCTTCGACGATTGGCGATAGCTTGCGGCCGGCTCTCCTCTCCCCCGGGCAGGGGAGAGGTGGCCCGAAGGGCCGGTGAGGGGGTGCTTAAAAATGCAGAACTAGCTCACACCCTCCGCGCGCCGCGCGACACCGCGCGCGCCAGCATGCCGGTGATCTGCGCCTCGGATTTGCGGAACGACGCCGCGTCGGGCGTGCTCACGTTGAAGGTGATCGCCACCCCTGCCCCGCCGCCTTCGGCCGCGACGCCCAGTCGACCGTCGGCGCCGCGCCTGAGCGGCAGGATCGCTTCCGCGCCCGCCTCGCCCATCACGCCGAGCCGGTTGCCGGCCGGAAAGAAAGTCGGCGTCGACACCACACCGCCCGCCGCGAACGGCACAACCCCGCCCTTGGCGAAACCCAGCAGGTTCGGGATCGTGCCGATCAGTCCGCCGAGTGTCGGCCCGGCGAGTTTTTGCAGCGGTGCGAGGCCTTGCGCGAGCGCCATATCGGCGATGCGCAAGCCGATCTTGCGCAGCGCCGATTCCAGATCGTTGCCGCTGGAGATCGCGGTGCGCAGCGCGCCGTTGAGTTCCTTGCCGAACGCCTCCGACAAAGTCTCCATGTGTTTGAGCGCAGCCTCGAAGCCTCGCGTATCGACGCGAAGGTCGATGCCGATGTCGGGTGTTTCAGCCATGCGCCATCCTGTCCGGAAATTGATTCATCATGCGAGTGAGTTCGCCGCGTCCGGGCGGCGCACCGCGCTGCCCGGACGCACCGGCCGCCGCCGCAAATTCGCGCGGCGTCATCGCCCAGAAATTTTTGGGTGAAAGCCGCAGCACGCCGAGGCCGATCCGCATCACCTCATCCCAGGGGAATGGCTCGGCCTGTCTGACGCCTGCGGCGGTCAGGGGTTTGCCTTGGCAACCCCCTCACCACCATTCGTCTCCTCGCGACCGCCAAACGCGGCTTCGAGCAGCGACACCGCGATCTTCGCCATGCCGGCGATGCCGTCGATCACATCCATATTGCCGACCTCTTCGTCGGTGACCTCTCGCCCTGCCCCGCGCAAGCCCGCACCGATGATGCGGATGATGTCGCGCGCCGCGAGCTTGCCGCCCGAGAAACGCTCGACGAGGGCAGCGAGATCCTCGACCTCATAGGTTGCTTCCAGCTCGGCCAGCGCGCCCAGCGTCAGCCTGAGCTTCTGTTCCTCGCCGTCCAGCGTTGCGGCGATCTCGCCGCGCCTTCTGTTCGCGTTCATCATGCCACCATGAATGAGAGTGCGCCTGCCGACTCCAGCGCGATCTCGAACGAGACCTCGCCATCGTGATTGCCCGAATATTCGAGCGAGGTGATCTGGAACGCCCCTTCGATCGTGCCGAAATCCGGCACGGCGAACTGCCAGTCGTCGATCGCCCCGTCGAAGAATTTTATCCGCACCACGGCGTCGGACGGGGCATCCTTGAAGATGCCGGAGCCCGAGATCGCCGCGCGCTGTACGCCGGAGCCGGCCAGCAGCTCGCGCCAGCGCCCGACGGAGTCTGCATCGGTGATGTCTACCGTCTCGGCGTTGAAGGCGATGCGCTTCGCGCGCAGCCCCGCGACGGTGATGAAATTGCCCAGACCGTTGGAATCGATCTTGAGCAGAAGGTCCTTGCCCTTCTGTGCGGCCATGATGGGTTCCTCTGTGATTGGCGATCCCTCCCCCTTGAGGGGAGGGTGGACAATCGCGCAGCGATTGGCCGGGTGGGGTCCGTGCGGCAGTGCGAGTGCTCGCCTCTCCACTTGTGGGAGAGGTCGGATGCCCGCGAGGCGAAGCCGAGCGGTTGGCAATCCGGGTGAGGGGTAAGATGAAGTGCTCGACGATCCGGCAACCCCACCCGGCTCGCTGGCGTCGGCTTCGCCGACTTGCGAGCCACCCTCCCTTCAAGGGGGAGGGATCAGGCCGCCGCCTCTTCCGTGACGGCTCTGAATCTCAGCAACCCGTGATGCACCATCTGGTCCTCGTCATACCGCGCCTCTGCAAATTCCAGGCGCAGATTGACGAGATGATAGTCGCCGAGGTCGAGCGAGGCGTCGTTGAGCCTGGCCTTCGCCAGTTCCATGATGTCGAGCGTTTCCTTCTTGCCCTTCGCCTTCGACCAGATGTGCAGCGTGAAGAGCTGCTCGGTGCCGCTCTCCGTGCCGGTGCTCCAGTCGAACAGGCTGGTGCGGCCGAAGCTGATATAGGGAAAGCTGACGTTGGCCGGCGCGTGATCATGAATGCGCGCGCCGCCGAGCGCGGCGACAAGTGCTGTATCGCTGCCCAGCGCCTCGAAGATCGCCCGTTGCAGTTCAGCGGCCGGCGCGGTCATCGTCGTTTATCCCTGTTGGCATCCTTGCTGGAATCCTGGCCGGGCGCCTGCCGTCCGGCATCGAATCGTCCCGGGCGCGCTTCGAAAAATATCCGTGATCGGCATTGTCTGCCAGATCGTGCGCCACGCGCCGCAAGGTCCGCACAAGCCCGTCCAAGGTGAGCGTCATCGAAAAATTCATCGGCCCTTCTCCCGTGTCCGGCATACCAGATAGCGCCCCGTCTCGTCCGGATCGTGAACCGTCAGGATCTCAAACACGCGGCTGCCCAGCACAAAGCGCATGCCGCTCGCGACATCGCCCCGCGCCCTGAGCGTAACCTTGTGCGTCACCAATTCGATCGTCTGGTCGGCCTGGAAGGCGCTTTGGGCCGACACCGGCTCCAGCCTGGCGAACACTTTCGCCACCTCGTTCCAGCTCTCCGCGTGCCCGCCCATGCCGTCGCTCGCGATGTTCGCCTGCTGCAGCGACAGTTCCGTCCGGAACTCTCCGGGATCGATCGTTTCGCGCATCAGATCCGCCTCAGGCGATAGCTCGAGATCATCCGGTCGTAGCCGGCCGGATAGGAGACCGGCTGGTCGTCCGGCTGATACGCCGCGCGGAATTCGTACCAGTGCGCGACGAGCACGAGGATCGCGCGCTTCAAAAGATCGGGCACGTCCGGCCCCGCCGCGCCGAAACCGGCGGCGAAGTCGATCTCGATGCCGTTCATGATGCGCATTTCGGCAGGCCGCTCTTTGAAATGGAGCCGCGCCGGCCGCGAGCCGGCGTCGAGCTGGTAGTCCGCCGGATCGATCAGCGATGCCGCGCCATCCTCGTCGAACACGGTCACGGAAAGTATCTCCTTCACAGGATGCCGCAGCAGCATCGCCGTGTCGTGCCGCGGCCAGCGGTCGAGCGTCAGCCGCCAGGACTGGTCGATCAGCGCCGTGCCCGTCGCACGCTCGACATCGTCTCGCGCCGCGCGGATCAGCGCGCCGAGCAGGTCGTCCTCGCTCGCATGCGCGATTCTGAGATGCGCCTTCGCCTCGGCCAGCGTCACCGGCTCGGCCACCGGTTCGACGGTTCTGAACAATGCCATTCAGCTATCCTTGAGATTGAAAGATGATACGGCCGCGATCCTTGGGAGGACTCGGATCGCGGCCGCTTCGGACGGCGGAACGCAGCCGCAGAGGGGTGCCGCCGGCGGACAAAGCCGTTCGAATTTGAGAACTAACTGACGCCCCCTCCACCGCCTTCCCGGCGGGGAAACCCGCCGGAGGCGGTCCCCCTACCCCGCTTCGCAGGGGAGGATCCGAAGTCGCGGTCGCCATCGCCGTTGATCTTCCCCCGTTTACGGGGGAAGGGGACCACGCGAAGCGTGGTGTAGGGGGCGGTGCCAGATCAGCTCGTGCCAAACTTCAGCAGCTTAATCGCGTCAAAGTCCTGCACACCGCCGCCGACGCGCTTGGTCGTGTAGAACAGCACATACGGTTTCGCCGAATACGGATCGCGCAGCACGCGCACGCCGGTCCGGTCCACCACCAGGTAGCCCCGGCCGAAATCGCCGAACGCGATCGGCGTGGCCGCGGCGCCGATGTCGGGCATGTCTTCCGCCTCCACCACCGGGAATCCCATCAGCATGGCCCGTTGTCCAGGTGCCGCCGGCGGCTGCCAGAGATAGTTACCGTCGGCGTCCTTCATCTTGCGGATCGCGGCTTGCGTCTTGCGGTTCAGCACCCAGTTGGCGTTCTGGCGATAGCCTGCCTTCAGCGCATAGATCACATCGATCAGCACGTCGGACGGGTTGCTCGCCGGCCAGTTCCCCGACACGCCGGTGATGATGTAGCCGATATTGCCCCAGCTCCAGCTGGATTCGGCGACCTCGGTATAGCTGAGGAAGCCCGTCGGCTTGCTGACGCCGTCGCCGGTGATGAAGGCGCTACCCTCCTGCTCGGCGAAGGCGGCTTCCACCTCGCTCGCGATCCACTGGTCGAGATCGACCACCGCATCGTCGAGCAGCGTCGCCGTCGCCGCCGGCATGGCGTAAAGTTCCATGGTCGGGAACGACAGTTCGGCCAGCGTTGCGGTGTTGGTCTGCGGCCGCGCCGCCGTCTCCGCCACCCAGCCGACCGCCGGGCCGTTGATGGCGAACGGCTTCTTCAGCACCGCGGCCGACACCTGGCGCACCGAGGCGATCGAGCGGATCGGCGAGAGTGCGGCGAGCCGCTTGCCGATTTCCGCTTCGGTCTCGTCCGGCACGAGATAGCCGCCGTCCTGGCCCGAGCCGTAGGACATGGCCTTGGTGTCCAGCGCCCGGATCAGCCGGTCGTCGCCGCTGCGCACATAGGCGTCGAACGCCTCCTTGTGTTCGCTGACGAACACGCCGCGCCCACCGAGTTGCGGCCGCGCCTTCTTCAGGCTGAAGCCGTCGATGGCGCGCTTATGCTCGTCCAGCGCCTTCGAGATGCGGTCCACCTTCTCGGTGGTCAGCACGTCGGCGGTCATCTTCTTCTCGATCTGCTTCAGGCGGTCGTCATTCGATTCCTTGAAACTCTCGAACGACTGCATGAAGTCGTCGAATGCATCCTGCATGTCGGCGGCGGATTTCTGCTCCGGCGCCGCGTTCAAATTTTCCAGCGTCATGATCTCATGTCCCGTTTGATTTTCCTGGATGCCGCGCGAAACAGCGCCGCGAGGCTCTCTGGCGTTCCTCGCGTGGCGTCCCGCTCGCGCTTGAGGTTGGCAAAACCCTTGACGATCACCGCCCGGGCCTCGCTGCGCGTCAGCCCCGCATCCCGCGTCAGCCAGCGCTCGAACTCGCGGACCGTCGGCAATCCGCCGAAGCCCGGAAAAGCCTTCACCTTCTCCACGCGCGCGCCCGGCTGCATCGGAAAGGTGACGACCGATATCTCCCACAGGTCCGCTTCCAGGATGCGGCGCACGCCGCTCGCCTGGTCGGTGCGGGCGCGCACGGCGCGAAAGCCGATCGACAGCCCGTCGAGCGCCCCGCCCTTCATCAGCGACAGCACCTCGCGGGCGCGGGCGACACCTGCCGCCAGCCTGCCGCGCACGAAGAGGCCGCGCTCGTCTTCGCTGAGCTCCGTCCAGACACCGATCGGTTCGTTCGGATCGTGCTGGAAGAGCATGCGGATGCCCGCCGCGCCGCGCGTCTTCAGCGACTTCGCGAAGGCGCCTTTTTCCACCACGTCGCGGCCGAGGTCGACGCGGCCGAACAGGCTTGCATAGCCCGAGAAGGTGCCGTCGGAGGCGACGTCGTCGAGCACCAGGTCGACGAATTTTTTCTCGTCGGCGGGCAAAGCAATTCCAGCAGAAGTGTGCGCGGTTCTGCGTCCGGAATTGCGGCTAGAAAGCCTCGCAGAGCGTTTCGATCTAAGCATTCTTGTCCTTCCGCTTCGTGCCGAAGAAGCGCGCGATGAAACTTTCCAGCCCGCGCTTGATGAAACCCAGCGCCCACCAGGCACAGAGGCTCGCCATCGCCGAGCCCATGACGAGCAGCTCCGCGTCGCCGATCTTCTTGTCGATGCCGAGCTCGTCGGCGATCTTCAGTCCGGCCGTGCCGCCGAACACCAGCCCGCACACGACGCCGACGGCGAAACGCGCCGCAGCCTCGCGCCGCGTCGCCGGCAGGATGTAGGCGAGCGAAATCGCCGATCCCGCGACAGCGCCGGTGACCTTCGCGGCCCAGATCCAGGCCGCGCTGTTCATGTCTGACATGTGTGATGTCCTTTATTCACGGCAGTCGGCAATCGGGCTTCGGCAGTCGAAATACCCGACTGCCGATTGCCTACTGCCGACTGCCGTTATTCCGGATCGGCGGGCGAGTATCCGACGGCTTCACGCTTCTCGTCGTCCGTCAGGAATCCTGCCTCGCCGACCCGCTTCCAGAGCGCGTCGCGCTCTGCCGCCAACCCGTCGATCTGATCGGCGTCGAACCACAGTTTCAGCCCATCGCCGAACGCCGGCGCCAGCCATGCCGACAGTTCGCGCGCGGTGCGCGCCACCAGCGGCAGCACGGTCAGCCGGTAGAAGGCGCGGTTCGCCTCCTGGTAGTTGGCGTAGGTGTTGTCGCCCGGAATGCCGAGCAGCATCGGCGGCACGCCGAAGGCCAGCGCGATGTCACGCGCAGCACCATTCTTCGCCTCGAGAAAATCCATGTCCTTCGGGGTGAGCCCCATCGCCTTCCAGTCGAGCCCGCCCTCGAGCAGCAACGGCCGGCCGGCGCGCGCCGTGCCCGAATATTTTTCCTCCAGCTCGCTCCGCAGCCGCTCGAACTGCTCGTCGGAAAGATTGCCGCCCTCCTTCGGCGCAAACACCAGCGCACCCGATGGCCTGGCCGAATTGTCGAGCAGCGCCTTGTTCCAGCGGCCGGCGGCATTGTGCGTGTCCAGCGCAATCAGCGCCGCTTCCAGTGGCGGAAAGCCGTAATGATCGTCGAGCGGGTGGAAGAGCGTCATGTGCAGCGCTGCGCCCGATGCCAGCGCCACGCGCCGCTTGCCCGCCGTGTCGCCGCCGCGATAGTCGAGCGCCACCGGCCAGCCACTCGGATCCGCCACCACCGTGACGCGATCCGGCCTGAGCAGATGCACTTCGCGCATCCCCTCGCCCGCGCCCACCATCTCCACATACGCATTGCCCGAGATCAGCAGATGCCCGTAGAGCGCTTCGAGAAACGCGCCGCCGGCCTGGCGCTGGTTCGGCCGTTCCAGCAGCTCCAACAGCGGGTGCTCGTCGAGTTCGTCCTCGCCGTCGTAGAGCAGCCACGGCACGCTGGCCGCGGCTTCCGCGATCAGCCGCACCGAGCGGTGCGCGATGGGGTTTCGCATAAACCCTTCGCGCGCCAGCGCCGCATAATCGCGCCGTGTCCACCTCGCCTCGCCGGCGGCGTGGATGGCGACGAAGCCGCCGCTTTTGTGCTCACGCGCAAACGTCCCGTGGGCGTGTTTCGCCCAAGGCCAGTTCCAGTTCATCAAGTGGTTCCCTCAAAAAGAGCGGCAGTCGGCAATCGGCAGTCGTGAGCAGGAAGGCTCTGATGACGTC